CAGTTTACAAACAATATGATGTAAGTGGTGTAGAATCATATAAAACAAGAATTGCTAAAGATATTCATACACTTACTAACACACCAGATATGACTGATGAAAACTTTGGAGGTCAACAATCTGGAGAAGCCATGAAATATAAGCTATTTGGTTTAGAACAACGTACAGCGATTAAAGAAGGTCTATTTCGAAAAGGCTTAGTTAGACGTTACAAGTTAGTTGGAGAAATTATGAGTATCAATAGAGAAATAGATAAGGACAACCTTAGAGACTTGATATTCACATTCACAAGAAACTTGCCTAAGTCACTGACAGAAGAAATGCAAATGTACATCAATTCTGGTGGAGAAATCAGTCAGAAAACATTAATGTCTCTTGTTTCTTTCATAGACAATCCTAAAGATGAAGTTGAACGTATTAGAAAAGAGCAAGAGGAAAAGATAAAACATTCTGATGAGTTGATGTTCAATGATCTAACTGATAGCCAACCATCGGAAGAAGATGACGAAACATCTGACAATAAGGAGTGATAATACATGACTTATTGGGATAAAAGAGCTCAAGAGATTATTAAAGATGAAACAATGAGTGATAAGGAAATGAGTCAAGAGATTGAACGCATTGTTAACAACATGATTGACGATATAGAGAATGAGATATCTAAGTTCTATGCAAGATATGCAGACAGTGAAGGTATTCCTATCAACGAAGCAAAAAAACGAGTGGATAACTTCGACGTTCAATCTTTTGCTAATAAAGCAAGGTCATACGTTAAAAACAATGACTTTAGCGATAGAGCGAACAGAGAACTTAAACAATACAACACAGCGATGTATGTGAATAGAGAGAAGTTACTTAAAGCGCAGTTAGGACTCATTGTAACGTACTCATACGCTCGTATAGAGCAATCTATTTATAATTACATGGAATCATCCTATTATCGTTCTCTTGAGCAACAAGCAGGTATTTTAGGCGAAACAATACATGTATCACTCAACGATGTAAAAACAATTGTCACTGCTCCATTTCAAAATTCTAACTGGTCACGTCGTTTATGGCGTGATATGAAAGTTGTTCGTGCTCATGTTGAAAAGGCTACAAGCCAAGTATTGTTAAGAGGACGACACCCTTATGAGTTTGTGAAAGAGTTCAGAAAAGAAACAGGTAATAGTACTTACGAAATAAGACGTTTACTCATAACAGAAACTGCTAGAGTGCAAACGTTAGCTGCAAAGCGTCATATGTTAGAACAACATGGTCCAGATGCAGAATATGAATATCACGCTAAGATTGATGGTAAGACAACGAAAACCTGTAGGCACTTAAACAATAAAGTATTTAAAGTCAAAGATATGAAGCCAGGTGTGAACGCTCCGCCTATGCATCCTTTTTGTCGGAGTGCTGTAGCGCCACACATCAATCCTAATTGGCGTGATAAGTTCTTTGAAGAGCGCAAAGGAAGATATTTTGGAGGCGTTGTTAAATAATTAAAAGGAGGTGTTGTAAATGCCAGATGATAATAATCTTACAAATACACCGCCAGTTACTAATGAAGGTGTAGCAAAAGAAATTGTTGATAATTCCGTAGGGGATTATGAAGATGCTGATTGGGAAGAAGAAGAAGTGCTAGACACTGATTTCAGTGATGAAGAAGATGGTATGTATGAAGATGATTTCATGGAAGATGACGACGAATTTGAAGAAGATGAAAACTGGGAAGAAGAGTACGACTTTTCTGATGACTTTGATCAAGAGGATATAGAATTCCTAGAGGGGCTAGGCGGTCCTGAAGATGCATTAGAAGATGAGTACGAAGAAGATTACGAAACAGAGGAAGGCCTATATGACGTCACTGAACTTGATGGTGATACAATCGATGAGTATGACAAGTATGACGAAAGTTACTTACAAGACAGGCTAGATGATGTTTACGATGAATATAATCAAATCTTCAACAAAGAGCCTTCAGATATCATCAAAGATAGTATGACGACACAAGAAAAAATAGACAAAATTGTTGATGCAATTCAAGAGGGTGGTAGTGGTGTATAACGAACGTATTGCTGCAGCTCTTGAAGGCATTCAACATGAATTGAAACGATTGAATGACTCAAACCCTAGTAACCGAGCACAAGCGAAGCAGAAAGAGCCTAAGAAGAAAGAATTTAAACCTAAAAATTTCATCTGAGGTGGTACTTATGTCAAAGCGTGAAGCAGTTGGTCCTGGCGTTACCGCGCCAATATCTCGTCAGTAGGATACGTTAACCTACTCGACCTCAGTAAGTCGTTAAACTGCTCAATATTAAAAAATACTGAGCGGGCTTAAATCAAATGCGAATATCAAATATATCTAGCACACTAATTGGGCTTAATTGACTAATTGGGGTGCTATTTTTATGCGATTAAACATTGAATTTAAGACTGAACGGGAGGATAAACAAATGAAATTAAATGACAAACTAAATCTAAATTTACAATTCTTCGCTGACAATGACGAAGGTGAACCTGGACAAAGTAATGATAAGAAGCCAGAAAACAATAGCGATCAAGAGCAAGAAACATATACAAGGAGCGAAGTAGATTCTCAAATCAGTAAAGCTGTCGAGACTGCTCTTTCTAAACGTGATCGTAAGCACCAGCAAGAACTAGACAAAGCTCGTGAAGAAGCTAAAAAAGAGGCTGAAAGCTACGCTAAGTTAACTGAAAAAGAGAAGAAAGACAAAGAAATTGAGAAACGCGAACAAGCCTTAGCCGAAAAGGAAAAAGAATTTAAATTGCGTGAACTCAAAGCTGATTTAGAGAGTGACTTAAAAGAAAAGGGTCTACCTACTTCGTTTGCAGAGTCTTTAATTCATTTGGAAGATAATGAACAAATTAATGATGTCGTTAATTCGATTAAAGAAGATTTCGACAAAGCAGTACAAGAGCAAGTTAAAGAAGCTACACGTCAATCAACGCCTTATGGACAAGGTAGTGACGTATCTTCTAAAAAAGAAACATCTAAAAGTTTTGCTGATTTAGCAAAAGAGAACAGAATTATTAAATAAATGGAGGCGTTATAAATGGCAGATGTAAAACCACAAACATTTAATCCGGATCATGTAATGATGCACGAACACAAGGAAGGCGAATTATCCGACAGTTTTAACGACCCTATCCTTTTAGACGTATTACAAAACTCTAAGATTATGCAATTAGGCCAATACCAAGATATGGGTGGTAAATCAGAGAAAAAATTCACTTATTGGGCAGATAAACCAGGTGCTTACTGGGTAGGAGAAGGTCAAAAAATCCAAACTTCTAAACCTAGCTTACTTGAAGCATCTATGCGCTCTCATAAATTAGGTGTAATCATTGTCGCTTCACGCGAATACTTAAACTACACTTATTCTCGTTTCTTTGAAGCAATGAAACCTCAAATCGCTGAACAATTCTACAAAAAATTTGACGAAGCCGGTTTATTAAACATTGATAACCCGTTCAAACAATCTATTGAACAATCAGCTGCTTCTTCTAAAAATATTGTAAATGGCGATATTAACTTAGATAACGTATTAGCATTAGAGGACGTTTTATTGGAACATGATGTTGAACCTAACGCTTTCTTATCTAAAACTCAAAACCGTACTGCGTTACGTGGAGTTCGCGATAAAGATACTAAAGAAAGCTACTATGACCGTGCAAGCAACACTTTAGATGGATTGCCTGTAGTTGACCTTAAATCAGACAACTTCAAAAAAGGCGACTTATACGCTGGAGACTTTAACAAAGTATTCTACGGTATCCCTTACAACATGTCTTATAAAATTTCAGAAGATGGTCAATTATCAACTGTTCAAAATGCTGATGGTTCTCCAGTCAACCTATTCGAGCAAGAGTTGATTGCATTACGTGTAACTATGGACGTTGCGTTCCATATTGCAGACGACAAAGCGTTTGCTAAGTTGACTGCTGGCAGTGCTTCAAGTGGAAATACAGAAACAGTTTAATTAATCGAGGAGGTCTAACTTATGGCTTATTCTTATAAAGTTGTACGCGACTTCATTAATAAAGAAGATCAGAAAGAATATAAAGTAGGAAACGAGTTCCCTACTGATATTACTTCTAAGCGTATTGACGAATTATTTCATAAGCAAAACGTATATAACAAGCAATACATCGCTTTAGATGTAGATGCTAAAGCAACAAAAGCTGAATTGTTAGAAATAGCTGAAAAACATAATGTAGATGTATCAAAAGACGATACGAAAGCGGTAATTCTTAAAAAGTTGGAGGGATAACATGGCAGTATTAGAAAATGTCAAAAAGCTACTCTCTATCAATGATGATAAGCAAGATGAACTACTCGAAATAATCATAAGTAACACTGAAAAGCGTTTGATTAGCTTACTTCCAGTAGATATTGAACAAGTTCCAGATAGATTGGAATACATTGTCGAAGAAGTAGCAGTCAAGCGCTTTAATCGTGTTGGCGCTGAAGGTATGACACAAGAAAGTGTTGATGGTCGTTCCAATACATTCCAAAACAATGATTTTGACGAATATTTGGATGTCATTAACGCTTTGTTTCCTAAAAATACAAGTAAACGTGGCAGAGGTGTATTTTATTGAGATACAATAAGCGCGTTTCATTTTCTAAGGAAACAAAAGGCAGTTACAACCCTAAAACAAGTAAGTACGATGTTAAGGAGAAAGTTTTTGATATAGTCCCTTGTAACATTTCTCCTTTGTCCCCGCAGCGTACAAGCCTAGAATATGGAGATGTAACAAAGCAAATTAATGTCATTCGTTTAAATGGTCATTTTGAGCCACAAGTTACACATGCTTATATCAAAGGTGTAAAACACATTATCACTAAACGTATCGATTATGAACATGACACTGTATTCTACGTTGAGGAGGTTAGTTGATGACTAATGATATTGACGCTCTAATCAGCAGACTAGAGTACATGCACGACAACATCGATGACGATGTAGATGAAGTCCTAAAAAGTAACGCTGGAGAATTCGCTAGAGATACTGTTGTAAGTGCTAAGTCAGTTATGAACAAAGGTTACTGGACAGGAAACTTAGCGCGTATGATTAGAGATACTAAAGAAGGCAACATGAAGTACGCTGTGACCTCTAACGCTGGGTATAGTGGATTTTTAGAATACGGTACACGCTACATGGCTCCTGAAACGTTTATGTTCCCTGTTTATGAAAGATATACAAGGAAAGTCAGAGAGGACCTCGAGAGATTAATAAACGGTAAAACGGGGGGCATGTAATGAAACAATCAGCTAAACTTCAACTATTCAACTACTTATATGAAAAATTTAGTGAACTTGGTGTCCCTGTAATTGAAACTAAAGAACTTAGACAAGAGCTTGAATATCCTTTTATTGCTATTCAAACAACCACAGATAACATGAACGTGTTAACTTTTGACAGTTTTGGAGGTAATCCTACCGCCATCGTTCATCTGTGGGGGTTGGATATTGATAAGAGTGCTAATGACAATTTGCTGATGCAAGTTCAAAATATCATGTTAGACGATATTCAACTCGATGGTTTCAATTTGTTTAATCCACAGTTAGATATCAACGAAGCTATCGAAATAGAAAGTAATCAAGCATTATCACATATAACAATAAATGTTGAATACACAAGTCATTAATTGGCTTGTTTTTTTTATACAATTTTTTAGGAGGGTAAAACCTATGGCAATTAAACAAGGTACTGATGAATTAGTCTTAATCCGTAAAGCCGGAGACCGTAAAGATGCAAATAAAGTAATGTGGGTAACAGAATTAGAACGTGAAACTGAAAAAGACAGAGATACAGAAGCTACTGTAGATGGTCCTGTTAACTCTGGAGGTACATTAGAGTCAACAGTTACGATTAACTGCTACATGAACCAAGACGACACGTTATGTGATGAAATTGAAGATGCTACCGAAGAAGATACCCCTTATGAATTATGGGTTATCAATAAAAAAGTTAAAAACAAAGATGGAAAATATAAAGCAGAATATCGTCAAGGATACTGGAATAGTATTGACCGTACTAACGACGCTGAAGATATCGCAGAATTTGAAACTGAATTTGGTGTATATCTTAGAAAAGTTCGTGGTTGGGCAACATTACCAGAACAAATCGAGAAAAACAAAGCTGCTTATGGCTTCCACGATACTGTTGCTGCAGATCCAGCTGACGATGGCCTTGTGTCAGAAATCCCGCAACCTAACGAACCAAGTACAGCAGAAACTGTATAACATCGAGGGCTTGATGCCCTCTTTTTCTTTTTTTTGACTAAATTTAAAGTGAGGTTATTAATAATATGGAAATCAAATTTAACGGTAAAACAATTGAACTATCATTCGGATTAAAGTTTTTAAACATCATTGATAAAGAAATGGGCATGGAAGCAGAACAAGTTAACTTTGGTAAAGGTACAGAAATGTTAGTACCTGCACTAGAAAGCCACAGTGTAGTAGATGTCGCTAAAGTTATTAAAGCTGCAACAGCACAAGAAAAAGGAGCGCCTAAAACCGAAGAAGATTTAGAAGCTGTTGTTGAAGATGTCATTGAAAATACTGGACTTGAAGAATTTTGTAACGAAGTCATCGAGGAACTGGGAAAGCGTGTTTTAACCCAAAACCTCGTTCCGAAAAAATACAAAAAGAACAGCAAGAAGTAGACGAAGAAGAAATATTAACGTTTGATCGTATAGTTATCTTGTGCATGAGCAAACTAAAAATTTACGACCTAGATGTTATTGAGCAAATGACACTTAGAGAATTCAACTATCGTATGTATGCACTAGAGTATGAGCAACTAGATAAAGATATGGATATGTACAAACTAGCATTTGCTATTAGAGACGCAGCTGCAGAGAAGAAGAAACGTGGCGGTAAAAAAGGCGAGACAGAATATCGTTTCAAAAGTGCAGACGATATCATGCATTATCAAGAGAACATTAAACGATTAGACAGGGGCGAACCTGTGAAGTTCGCTTCTGAAAGCAAATTTGAGGAGAATATGCCTCCTAAAGATTTACTTCAACAAATTGCAGAACTTAATAAATAAGGAGGTGGGAACACGTGGCAGAAGCTAACTATAGTATAAAAGCGACGATTGAAGCTAACGCAAAAAAGTTCAAAAGTGCTATACAAGCAGCTAAAAATACAGCAGAGCGTTTTAAAGGCACTATGGATAAAATCAAAGATAATGAAATTGACGCAGATGCATCTGGTGTAACTAGCGCAGTAAACAAAGCTAAAAAAGAAGTAGAGTCTTTTAATAATACTCGCGCAGAAGCTAATCTTGATATAGATATTGACGAAGTTAAAAGCAAAGTGCAAATAGCTGAAGAATATGTACGCAAATTTGATGCTTACAGAGGCGACGCAGAGTTAGACGCTAATGTAGCAAGCGCGAAAGCTAATATTGAAGAAGCACAAGCATATTTAGAACGCTTCGACGGATCAAATGCTAATGCACATGCTGATGTTGACGCAAGAAGAGCTATATCAACGTTATCTAAGCTACAGATTGATTTAGATATGTTTGACGGAAATTCTTATAGTGCTCATTTAGATGCAGACGCAACTAAAGCACGTGTCGCTATAGCTGAAGCTAAAAAGTCGCTTAATAGCTTTGCGAGACAAAAAGCAAAAGCTACTGTCGAAGTTAACGAAGGCGCTGCTGTATCTAAGATTTTAGCGCTTAAAGCAATGTTACGTTCAATTCCTAACCGAATACACACTAGGATAGATGTTGATTCAGATAAAGCACAAGGTGCATTTAGAGCAATGGTAGCTGGTATTGATAGTTCTATGAACTCATGGAACGCTTTAGCTACACGTATCAGAACAATTGGCACTGTAATTTCTAACATGATAAAGGGTTCTTTAATTTCCAATATAACGTTGGTAGTTCCTATCATTGCTTCGATGGTTCCTGCATTATTTGCTGTTCTTAACGCTATCGGGGTTGTAGCTGGTGGAGCTGCAGGATTAGCAGCTGCATTTGGTGTTGCTGCAAGTGGCGTTATGGGATTTGGAGTTATGGCTGCAAGTGCTATAAAAATGCTTAACGATGGAACTCTACAAGCTACAGCTGAAACGAAAAAGTACGAAAGCGCCTTACAAGGTGTTCAAGATGCTTGGCAAGGTATTATAGAGAAAAATCAAAGTCAAATCTTTAACACAATGGCTAATGGCTTAAACATGATTAAAGTGGCATTAGCAGGTTTGTCTCCTTTCATTAGTGGCGTGTCAAAAGGAATGGAACAAGCGAGTGCTAAAATGCTTGATTGGGCTAAAAACTCTCAAGTTGCACAAAAGTTTTTCCAAATGATGGGCACAACAGGAGTAAGAATATTCAATAATATGCTAAGTGCAGCAGGCAATTTTGGTAGTGGTGTAGTAAGTGTTCTCACACAACTAGCGCCACTTGCAGATTGGGCTGCAGCTGGATTTAAACGAATGGGACAAGCTTTTAATTCTTGGGCGCAGTCATCGGCTGGACAAGAAGCTATTAGATCCTTTGTTGAATATACTAAACAGAACTTACCGTTAATCGGACAAATATTCGGAAATACCTTCAAGGGTATTTTTAACCTCATGAAAGCATTTGCACCGAATACACACTCTATATTAGAATCTCTAGCGCAAATGTCTGAAAAGTTTGCTTCATGGAGTGCTACGATAGCACAATCAGATGGATTTAAGAAATTTATGGATTATATCAACACGAATGGCCCTAAATTAATATCGCTACTAGGTAATATAATCCAAATCATTATAAATGTTGGTACTGCAATGGCACCACTAGCTGCAGCAGTTTTAGATGTTGCTATTGCGATTACAGATTTTATTGCTAAATTAACGGAGGCGCACCCTGCTATTGGTATATTATTAGGCTTAATCGCTACATTAGCTGGTGTATTCATGACTTTAGGACCGCCTATCTTAGGTATTATCGACTTTATCGGAACGTTCGTTAAGGTTCTTACAGGTGCAGAAACAGTAATGGCAGCGTTTAGTTCGATTGGAGTTGCCATTAGTGGCGTTTTAGACACTATCGCATTAGCTTTTATGTACCTAAACGCACCGATATTAGGAATCATAGCAGCAGTCGTTGCAGTTATTGCTATATTCGTTGCATTGTGGAATTCATCTTCGGTATTACGTAATGCGGTTATTGGTGCATGGAATGCTATTAAAGATGCAGTAGGGAACGCAATACAAGCTGTTATTGGATTTTTAGGAGACTTGCTTTCTCAAGCTCAAGCTATCATGGGACCTTTAGTTCCTATATTTAAAAACGCTTGGGATAATATCGTAAAAGTTGTAGAAACGGCGATTCAGTTGATTTCTCCAATTGTTTCACAAGGTTTCCAAGCGTTAGTAGCTGTAGTGAGTACAGTATGGACAGTAATTACAACTGTAATCAAAGTAGCTTTTGATATTATCATCGGCATTATTACTGTAGCTTTACAGTTACTTAGCGGTGATTGGTCAGGTGCTTGGCAAACAATATTAAAAGTCGGACAAACTATTTGGCAAAACATTGTATCTGCAGCTCAAGCTATATGGGATATTTGGAGTAAATATTTACAACAAACTTGGCAAAACGCAGTCAACTTTTTCAGTACAATATTTGGCGCGTTAATTGGTATTGCAAGTTCTATTTGGAATGCAATAGTCAATGCCGTTATCTCTGTAGTTAGTGGATTAGGTACATTCCTTGCTAACATATGGAACGGAATTGTTACTTTAGCGCAAATACAATGGTCAATATTAGTTACAGTTGCACAGACGGTTTGGACAGCCATTGTCACAGTAATAACTACAATAATTTCAACTTTAGTTACAATTGTTACTACGGTTTGGACTGCAATTGTTACAGTTACACAAACTATTTGGACAGTTCTTGTTACTATTGCTCAAACAATTTGGACTGCGATTTCAACTATTATTATGACTATTGTTAATATCATCGTCACTATCGTTACAACTGCGTGGACTACTTTAATCACTATAACAACTACTATAATGACTGCAATCTCATCTGTGATATCTGCAATCTGGACAACAATAGTTACTATAGTAAGCACAGTTGTTTCAACTATTGTATCTTTCGTATCAACTGGTTGGTCTACTTTAATGAGTGTGACAAGCTCTATTATGTCATCGATATCAAGCTTTATTTCAAGCATTTGGTCAACAATAGTAAGTTTTATAAGCAATTCGGTTTCAAGGGCAGTAAGTTTTGTAACCAGTGGCTTTTCAAATATGCTCAGTGCGGTTGGTTCAGCAATGTCAGGTATTGTTAGCTCTGTAATGTCAGGGATGTCTAGAGTTGTTAGTTCTGTAACTTCAGGTGTTTCGAGAGCAGTAAATGCTGCAAGAGATTTTATTGGAGATATGGTTCAAGTTGGTGCCGATTTAATAAAAGGAATGATTAATGGTATTAAAAACATGGCTGGAGAACTTGTTAGTGCTGCAAAAGGTGTGGTAATGGGTGCAGTTAACGCTGCTAAAAGCGCATTACACATTGGATCACCTTCTAAATTGTTCCGTCAATACGGTATATGGACAATGGAAGGTCTAATGATTGGTATTAATCGTGAAGGAAAAAGTGTGATATCAGGCATGGGTGCAATGGCTCAAAGAGTATCTGATGCTTTTGATCCAAGTCTAAATGTACCAAGTATACAAAGAGACCTTAAGAGTGCGAGCGCATCAGCTAATGCTAATATCACTCACACTCACGAATATAAAACAAATCCATCACAACGTGTTGTAACTGTAAAAATGGATGTTAACAACGATGCTTTAACTCATATTGTCAACGGACAAAATGCAGATAGAGATGCAACATTCACATTCTAGGAGGTCAGGCAATGGATTTAGAAATCAAACAAAAAGATGGAAATAAATATAAGTTGTCTGACTTCGGTTTTCGAGTGAAAGATATTGTCATCGAAAGTCCGGAGATTGAAGATAACTACGAAACAAAAGAAAATACAAGCGGTCGTATGTTACTTAGCAGTCAGTATCGTAAAAGAAAAATTACGGTACCCTGCTATGTAGTTAGTACGAAACTTAATGATATACCAAGATTACGAGATAAATTCTATGATTTAACAGTAAACACTGAACCTGTATGGATTAGAGAACTTAGATATGCCGAAGAGCATAATTACAAGTTTTTACAACCGACGGAAGATGACTATCAATCATATGATAAATATGGTTATCCAGTATTCGATCATAATATGATGAACGATAATTACTATACTAGTGGTAAACAGTATCAAGTTAAATGTTCATCAGTAATAACACCTGATAATAAAGGTAATGTGATTAACTTCGACTTAGTTTTTGAAACAATTGAAATACCTTTTGCCGAGAGTATTGGTACTTCTTTAGATTTAGAGAACAAACCTAACAAAGCATTATGGTCTAATGATATGTTAGTACCATTTGACGAAGAAAACGACAAAAGAACATACACTTTTACTAATATTTGGAATAACAGTGTTTATTACCATGGAAATGTACCTAATAACGAATTTAAACTCTATAAGAAAGTAACTATCGTTTTAGGTAAAAATGTAAGCAGTAAAGAAAGCTTCCAATTTACGTTAGGAAAATCTGATTATATGAAAATAAGTAATATTAGTTTGAAAAAAGGCGACAAGATAGTGTATGACGGAGTTCAAACGTGGAGAAACGGCACTCCAATTAATCATCGTTGTACAAACGCTCAACCTAAATTCTATCCTGGTTGGAATGATTTCGCTTTCAATCAACAGGTTAAGTCAGTAACTTTTGATATGAAATTTTATTATAAGTAGGTGGTTATTAAATGCCAGTATTATTTAGCCCTATAAGAGGAATAGGCGAGCCAGTTTATGTCACTACTACAACAACATCAAAGTTAGGTTCTGAAACAGTTGTACAATGCAAATTGCTTGAAGATAAATATAACTATAATGTTATACGAGGTATTGATAAACGCTGGACACTGACGCAGTTAACAGGACCTAATGACAAGAGAGAATACGTTGCTTATATCATCGATAGACAAACACATGGTAGAAATCAAGAAGTTGCTGTAACACTTAGAGAGAAGCCGATAGATATCATTAAGAGAAAGAGAGTGTATGACAAAATAGATGGTCCTCATAAACCACCCGACTTTTTCGAAAAGATATTTAAAGGAACTGGACTTAAATTCAAAGTGCCTGACAATATGTTTGTTTCTGAAATCAAAGATTCTGGCGAGGGAGAAAGTGTCGAGGATCTATTGAAAAAAGGATTAGAAGCATGGGATTTAGAGTTTGATATACATCATAATCATAAAACAAACACATATACTTTTGAATTTACGCCATATTTAGAAAAAAGAGCAACTTATCATATAGACGATGAAATTAACGCAAACAATATGAAATTAGAAGAAGATAGTGGTCAAATGTACACCTATGTTAAAGGGTACGGTTCTTATACTGATGAAGAGGGTTTAGATGGTGCAGGTCTTATTGTTGAATTTGAGCACCCTAATATGAAAGATTACGGTAGATTTGATGCACCACCTGTTAAAGATGGTTCAATCACTGATCCTGATATTATGCGAGCCAGATTGCAAGCTGTTATTAATGCATCTATAAAACGCTCTTTAACTTTGGATTTTATAGCATTGCGAAATCATTATCCTAATGCAGTGCCTAGAGTTGCAGATATTGTAAAAGTTAAGCACTCTATACTTGGCATCAATGAGTTTATGAGAATAGTCGAAGTTAAGACTATTAGAGACGCTGAAAATAAGATAGTAAAACAAGATGTAACTTTAGGAGATTTCAATCGTCACAACCGCTATTTAGAACGAATTAGTCAAGCAGCACAAGTTGTAGGTGGTTTAGGTGGAGGATTTGCTAATTCATATCGAACAACATACGCAAAAGCAAATGCAGCTATTACTTCTACAAGAAAGTCCATTGACTCTAACAAAGCATTGCATGGAAACGCCAATGGAATAAGAGCAATTGTAGAAAAGGACCACATACTAGAATATAACAGAAATGGTAAATTTCGAGTGTCTCACGATCGTGGTAAGACATGGCAAGTTATCGCAAGCGCTAAAAGTGGGTTTAACAAATACGTAATACCAAAAGCAACAGATAAAACATCTGGATTGATGAGTAATAATGATAAAAAGAAAGTCGATAGACTTCATTATAATCGTCTCAAAATGCAAGGCGAAAATGGTAAGTATTACAACATTACAATAGATAAAGATGGAAAACTACAAGTTAAGGAGGCGTAGCAATGCGAAAGACTATCTACACAAAACTAGATACTTTATTTAGTTCGCGTTATGTTAGAGAAAACGAACTTAATTACATTGCTATAAGAGATATGCTTACTAATATCGAAGAAATATTAGTAAAGCATGGAAAAACTGAAAAGCGAGCACATAACGCTGTACAAGTTGTATATACATTGCCTACTGGACCTAATGTTACTGTAGGTCAAGAGTTAGGTTATCAAAGTAAACGAATAAGAAACTTAGTTTTAGGAACTATCGGTAATGGGCTTCAAGAAGTGAGAGATAGTCGTACATCAATTGACGCTCAAAATTTCCCTATACTTTCAGAAAGACTAAGACATGATTTCACTAGAATAGATGAAAAAATAGATAAAGAACTAAATGTGGCTGATGACGCTACTTATCTATTTACTCCTCCATTTATCGCTAGTGCAGAACAAGGTGTGAATGAAACACCTAATAATAACGATCCCGATGACAATAGAAAAGTGTTTTATGACAAATTTGTTGACAACAAGTATGTTACGAAAAAATATGTAGGTAAAGACCAAAGTAACAAGTACAATGTTTATGCTTATGATTTCAAACCTCAAAACTATACAAAAACTTTACTCATCACATCATGTATACACGGGAATGAATACAGCGCATTTTATGCTTTAAGTCGCTTTATGGATTTAGTCGTCAATGAATGGAGCAAGTATTCACAACTCGCTTATATACGTAAAAACGTTAGGGTGGTTATAGTTCCTATTGTTAACCCTTGGGGCTTTGCTAATAATGAACGCGAGAATGTAAATAATGTAGACTTAAATCGTAACTTTGACTATTATTGGTCGAATGGTAGTGGAACACGTTCTACTGGTAAAAACTACAAAGGGACTAAGCCGTTTAGTGAGAGAGAAAGTAGAAATATGAAAGCGCTAGTGGAAAGTTTAGGTGATATTACTGCTCACGTGGATTGTCATAACATCGTTTCTCAGGTAAGTGACTATTGCTTATTCTATCCGCGTTTTGCTAACCAACCTAACAATGTAATGACTGAACTACTATCTGAAATATCAGATCATGGCGACTATGTTACATGGGGGTCAAGCACTTTAGCTTCATTTAGTAACTGGGTAGGTATTAAGCGTGGTACAACTTCTTTCTTGCCTGAAGTATATGAAGGTAGAGCTGGGAAACCTAGAGGAGCTCAAGAAATGTGGCGTTCAGTTTACTATTTAGGAAACATCATAGTTAAATTAGCTAAATTGGACACTAACAAAGAAGGAAGAATTGCTAATCAACCTATTGTAAAATCTTTGGTTTATAGTAGCAGATTTGATAAAAAAGATACTAAACCATTTTCTCTTATTGCAAAAAAAGATTACCAACGTATGCTAATGACACAACAAAGGTTCCAAGTTACAGCTAATGGTTTTGTAGAGTTAAACGGTTCTATAACTGTTGAAGTAGATAGAGACACAACTATTGCTGTTGCGCCGTATGTTGTCCAGAACTATCATCCATATAGTGGTAATGGTAAGAGTAGAAAACGCCACTTATACAGAGTTAGAATGCCGGTTAAAAAAGGCTGGCATACTATACCATTACATGCTATTGCACCAGTTCAGTATTCTACAACAAGTCCAGATAATGTTCACAGATCTAATGAAGTGATGGGGGTTGTGGATATTTTAAGAACAAAAGGTGTAGCTAGAGTTAGAAACATGATTATTAACCTCACTTTCACACCATCACATGCACACACAGCAGTTCAAATTCTTAAATCTGGTGGGTATGGTAACCAAAAAGAGAAAACATTCCATCAAGTTTATCCTGATAAGCCAAGCGCATATACTAAGACAAACAAAATTATTCATAAAACTAAAAAGAAATAATAAGGAGGCTTCATAATGGATGGATTTTACAAAGAAGCAAGAATAACTACTGTCGACGAACCTTATTTAAAACCGATATCTGACGAAGGTATCGGTTTTTATAATATGGATATAAATACTGCGGTATTAACTTTTCAAGTGCGTAGAGAAATAAACGGGGAAAGTTATCCCCTAGAGATTAGCGAAGCTAATACTGAGATAACAGCTTATTTTGTTTCCGATAACGGTTCTTCGACCGGAAGGGTTAAAGTTGAATATGTTAATCCTATGAAAGGCATTATACGTTTAACTTTGGACAGTAACTTCTTAAAGGCTTCTACTGACACTCATGTGACTGGTCAAATTTATATTAAAGCAGTTGGTCGTAAAGATACAGTTGTACTTAATGAGTTTCGCTTTTACGTAAAAGATGCATTAATTAACCAAATAGATGCTGATATTAAAATCAGATATATTAGAGAGATTGACGATCTTGTTGATTTAGTAAAAGACAGAATTGATACTGTATCGGAAGAGTTAGAAAGCGTTCAAAATGCTGAAGAAGAATTCATGCATTTTGTAAATACTCAAAAGTCAGAATTTGTTAAACAAGTTAAAGATTTGCGGGAACAAATGGAAGGTTTCGCAAAACAAACCGAAACAGAGTTAACAGACTATCTAAATAATATTAACGATAAAATTTTAGAGGTCAACGAACGACTAAATTCGGCAACTGAAGGGATTATCACTGAACAAAACTTAGAAGAACATCTAATCGATTATGCTAAGAAAGAAGAAGTCGGTACAGAACTGTCTAAAAAGGCAAATGAGGACGAATTTAAGGCACTTTCAGACAGTTTAGATGAAATGATACAGAACAAAGTTAACGAGGCTATAAAGAATGCTACAGGTCAATTATCAGCACTTACAGAAGCCGAAGGTTTTGCTATTAGGTTAGATAATGTTGACTTATCTACTATGAGCAAAATTGATAAAACTGGTTTTTACTACCTTTACAACCCTACAAATTCTCCAGATCCCGATAATCAAAGTGGCTATGCTATCGTTATTGCGAGAAGTGACACATACAAAAAAGTATTGTTTATGCCTTACAACAGACACAGAATATACTCTCGTAATATGATGGGCGAAACTACAAGATGGGGTTCTTGGTATGACGCTACAAAAGGTGTAGTAATTCCCGGATCTAATCCAGTTGTTTAGGAGGTAAGTCATAATGAAGAAAAACTCAATAACTTATTCGTTAACCTTTTTAATGGTTTTAGGTTTCGGCGCTTTAATGTTTGAAAGAGGATTCTTTTGGACAAGAGAGCAAGAAACTATTATTAGAGACAGCGATTTTTACTTAGCACTACACCACGTTATGCCTATTTGGATTTGGGGCATACTAGCAATGATGTTTAGTGCTTTTATAATTGTTGCACCTTTCTTTCTACCTACACAAAAGTTAAACAACATATTTAACTACCTTATTTGTATTGGGGGTTGGGGTAACGCTTGTTTTTACTTTTTAATGACATCAGCGAGTATGTTTCATGCTATTAATTGGCTTTCTCCTTTGCAATTTTCTACTTTCACTATGATTTGTGGAATTATGGGATTCTATGGAGGTGTGGAGATTGTCGGAAAAAGAAGATAAGTACGTATTACGTACTGAATGGATACAAAACACCGGTAAGATTTATGAAAAAATCAACGAAAACGACAGAAAACACATCGAAGCTTATAGCACTCTCGATAAAAGATTAGAGAAGCAAACAGGATTACAAGAAAAACAATTCGAATCTCAAGAAAGATTAGAAAAACATTTAGAAAAAATTAGCAGCGTCATAGAAAAAGTGGGCTCAGAATTTACAGATGTAAAATATACTGTTAAATCACATGAAGCTCAATTAGAAAACATCAATAAATCAATTTCCGACAAACAAAAAGGAAATGTACAAGTTTTTGTTGCGTTAATTAGTGGTGGTTGTGCAATTATTGCAGCAGCATTCGGTTTAGCCTCCGTAATATTTTAAGCTGACACTTCGGTGTTGGCTTTTTATTTTGATTGAAGAAAGTAGGTGTGTAAATGGCTATACTACCTAAAAGCGGAAAACCAACAGCCTCGCAAGTTGTAGATTGGGCTAAATGGATGGCTAAAAATCATAAAGGTGTCGACATTGACGGTAGGTATGGGTTAAAGATAGCTCATGTAAAATAACGTGAATTGCTGGGAAACCCTTAGAACCTTAATAACTACAACGTAATCGGTAACGGTAAGCGTGATAGTTCAAAAATATTAAGGATTGGGTAATCAGCAGCGAAGCCTCTATGGTAACAGTAGAGGAACGTTCAACGACTAAGTGCTTGTAATTACAAGACAGTGCGTTAAATTTTCTTTTGTGATATAATAGTTTTGATGATTGATAAGGAGGCTACAAATGGATATTGTAGGTAAAACATTTAATCATTTAACTATTGTTGAATATGCTGGAAAAAACAAACATAAGAAAAAACTTTATAAATGCAAATGTAATAACTGTGGTAACGAAAAGGTTATGATTGGTACAGAAGTAAAAAACGGTTACTCTAAAAGTTGCGGTTGCTTAACGAAACAAAATTTAAAAAGAAAGCACGGAATGACAGGGACACCGATATACAAAAAATGGAAAACTATTAAAGGAAGATGTTTTAACCCTAATGCATCAAACTATAAGTGGTACGGAGAAAGAGGTATCACGATGTGTAAAGAATGGAAAAACGACTTCTCTAAATTTTATGAAGATGTCGGAGATATTCCGTTTGAAGGTGCAGAGCTAGATAGGATTGATAATAATGGTAATTATGAACCTAATAATGTGCGTTGGGTAGACCATAGAACTAATTCTAATAATAGAAGAAAATATCATAACAAAACAGGTTATACAGGTGTTACTTACAAACCTGAATTAAATAAATACCAAGCACAGTTATACAAAAATAAAGAATTTATTTACTTAGGTGTTTTCGAAACAGCTGAAGAAGCTTATAAAGCATATTTAAAAGCAAAAGAAAATTAAGATATAGTCTAGTCTCATGTGAAAGCATGAGGCTCTTTTTATAGAGCGATTTAACGTTATACAAGCGTATTAAGAAATTGATACAGGGAAAGGCGTTAAATTAAATACAAACGTTCAATGTTGGGACTTGCCTAACTACATCTTCCAACGTTATTGGCATTTCAGAACGTGGGGAAATGCAAATGCTATGGCAAACCGCAGTCAATATCCTAATCGGTCATGGAAAATTTATAGAAATACAGCTAGCTTTGTTCCAAAGCCCGGGGATATAGTTTGTTGGACTTATGGTCAGGCTGGACATACTGCAATAGTTGTAGGTCCTAGTGATAAAAACACCTTTCGAACGGTAGACCAAAACTGGTACCATGCAAACCAATGGAGTGGATCAAGAGCAGCATTTGTTAATCATAACTATAACGGTAACGGCGGGAACATCTATTTTATTAGACCGCCATACAAAGCTGAGAAAAATCCTCCTAAGCCTAGCGATAGCTCAAGTAGTTCAAGTAGTTCAAGTAATACAGCAACAGACAACAACAAAACAGTCACAATCAAAAAGAAACAAACGCACATTAATTTCACTATTGACGATGAAGAACCAACATATCCTGAATTTATCCGTCACGATATCGTTCAAGGTAAAGATAGAGGATATAATCCTAAAAAAGTGACTATAAGAAATGCAAACACGATGTGTTCTGTTCTTGATTTATATTTCGATAGAGAAAAGTATCTTACTGACAAAGAATATCCTCACTACTTCATAGATAGAAATCATATATGGCAACCTAGATTAGAAATGTACGAAGTACCTAGTCACCCTGATAATATCGTTATTGAAGTGTGTCAAGATTTATCAGCAAGTAAAGATGATTTTATAGTCAATGAAATACACACTATGTTGCAAGCAGTTTCAAGAATGAAATATCAAGGTATACCAGTTAAGCCATCTTCTATTGAAGTTGACACATCTAATATTTGGCGAAGCGTATACGAGCATGGAGATTGGGATATATCACTCAATGGATTGCCGCCTAAGAAAAACATAGACAAAACAATCAATGGATTACTATATCTATATAAAAACAGTAAGAAGTTACTTTCTGAAATTCCTAAAGATAAAGTTAAGACTAAAAATATTAAAGTTACAGTTCCAGCATCTAGTGTTAATAAGAATACAACTACAACGACAAACAAAAAAGGAAGCAAAGAGCCTACTGTGGTTGTTTCAAGAAGTGCTTATTCATTCAAGAGAGCGGTAGCTATCCAAATGACTAAATCCCCTCAAATAAACTATGGTAACGGGTGGTATGGTGCAAGTTACTCGGCAACACTTAACGCTATGAATTCGCTTAAGATTTGGAATAGTAAAACTCAAAAATATCAAATGCTCAATCTTGGTAAATATCAAGGCGTATCAGTTTCAGCACTTAATAAGATATTGCGTGGTAAAGGCTCTTTATCCGGGCAAGGTAAAGCAGTTGCTTATGCTTGTAAGAAGTATAACCTTAATGAAATATACTTAATTGCACATGCCTTCCTTGAGAGTGGTTATGGTACATCTTACTTCTCAAGCGGTCGTGCTGGTGTTTATAACTACTTCGGTATTGGTGCGTATGATTGGAACCCTAATAATGCTATCCCTTATGCGAGAAGTCGTGGTTGGACTACTCCCGCTAAAGGTATTATTGGTGGCGCTAAGTTTGTAAGACAGGGTTATATCAGCAAAGGTCAAAATACACTTTATCGCATGCGATGGAATCCTAGACATCCAGGTAATCATCAATATGCAACTGATGTACGCTGGGCACAAGTTCAAGCAACAACTATCAAAAATCTATATGACAAAATCGGTATAAAAGGTGTCTATTTCATTAGAGATAGATATAAATAGGGATAAGGCTGACAGCTCTTATCCCTAAATTTATTATTGGAGAGGTGTTTTTATGGAAACGTACAAAACCGGTACAGTTAATACAATCATCAATGAAAATGGCGTTGATTTAGGCAGCATAAACGTTAATCTGTACACAATGGATAACAAGACATCTGTTATTGATATCCATATTAAGAAAAAGAACATTATTAATGAAAATCAAGAATACATCTCTGTGAATTTCAATCAGACGAAATTCGAACCTGTATTACATGTTTTTGCACAAGATGGTTCTATATTCACTAATGAGCCATTAGAAATAGTTAAAGCTGAAGAAGGCTTTGTAAGATATATTATTCCTGAATATATCACTAAACATGTAGGGCAAATGCAATGTAAATTATTCTTAGAAAATCCTGAAAATAACGATAGCACACATGTTGCTAACTTTTATTTTACTGTTAACGACAGCGGTATAACTAAAAGTGTAGGCAAAGAAATACGTGTGGAGTTACTAGATGATATCGTAGAAAAAGTAATGAAAGACAATGTAGATATCTTTAAAGGACCTAAAGGAGATACTGGAGAACAAGGTCCAGCAGGACAAGACGGTAAAGATGGTAAAAATGGCATTAATGGTATCGATGGTATAAATGGTAATCCAGGCCCTCAAGGCCCTAAAGGAGAGCCGTTCCGTTATGAAGATTTTACATCAGAACAACTTGCAGATTTAAAAGGAGAACAGGGTATACAAGGTGTTCCTGGAAAAGACGGTAAACCATTCACGTATAACGATTTCACACAAGAACAATTAGACCAGTTAAAGGCTAAAGGTACTGACACAGGCTGGCAAACACTTCCTCTTGTGAACGGAATTACACAAGCTGGGACACTTAACAAGCCAATGTATAAATTAATCTCTATTAATG